AATAATGTTTATAACTTAGTGACCAAGCGAGCAACATGTGCTGAGGGTGCAACAATGGAGTGGATCGATGGAAATATTGGCTCCAAGGTAACCATGAAGTATCCATCTATATTCTTAATGGGACCGCACTCAAAAGGTGAGACACTTTCAGTTGCTTTTGCTGGTGAGGGTCAACATCAAGATGCAGGAGCAAAAATGGTGCATGCTGCTCCTTATACATCTTCAACAATTATTTCTAAATCAGTTGCTCGTGGCGGTGGCCGAACCTCTTATCGTGGCTTAGTTAAGGTTGAAGAAGGTGCCCATCACTCAAAGAGTACTGTTAAGTGTGATGCATTGTTGATAGATAATATTTCTCGCTCTGATACATATCCGTATGTTGATGTTAGAGAAGATAATGTTTCTATGGGACATGAGGCAACTGTTTCTAGAATTAGTGATGATCAACTCTTTTATTTAATGTCACGTGGCTTAGGTGAAGATGAAGCAATGGCGATGATTGTTCGCGGCTTTATTGAGCCAATTGCAAAAGAATTGCCAATGGAGTATGCATTAGAACTAAACCGTCTAATTGAACTTCAAATGGAAGGTGCGGTTGGTTAGTGACCATATGCAGATAGATTTCATTAACATAACCTATTGCGGTATTCAGATCAATATGGTATCCTAGAACAATGATTAAACCATTAGGAGCAATGCTCCTCATAAAAGAAAAAGAAAGCGTAGACAAGACTACTAAGACTGGTCTAGTTATATCAGCTGCATTTAATGACGCAGGACCTCAGGTGGGCACTGTAGTAGATATTGGAGACGGTGAAGCCAACTACAAGGGCGACATAGTCGTTGTCACAGGCATTGATATAGACGATGAGGTCTACTACCCAAGACACAGCGGAACAGATATTGAAGACGAAGATGGAACCAAGTACATACTACTTAATGCTAAGAATATATTAGCTAAGAAGTCTAAATAGGATCTCATATAGTGATTTCAAAAAAAGTGCGGCGGAAAGATACACCCAGTCAGTACCTGACGAATACATTAGACTGTCATGTATGCAGCCCTACGGCTAAGAGCCCATGTAAACTTGCTGCTACATCTTGTCCATATAGAGACATAGATACCTTAGTATTAAACAGGCGGGAAAGCCATGACCTGTAATGTGTGCTATATGGAGAAAGAACTCTTTCTATATACTAAAGGAGATTATGTATACTCCTTATGCCAGATGTGCCTATATACCCAGAAACAGATAGATGTCTTTCATGAATGGGGAAGAGAGCAATTGCGTATAGCCAGAGATACTGGAGATACTCCATTCTAGTATCAGGGAATACTCCTCATATATCCTAGTTGACTAAGATAATATGTATATGTTATAATAAAGATCTAGAAAAAACGGGGAGAAACTGAAATGATAGAACTACTACTAATAGCTATTACATGGTATATAACCAAGATATACTACACAAGAGATCTAAAGGTCAATAGACCCTATTTAGCCAATCCTGATATAGTCCAAGCTAGATGCAGCAAATGTGCTCAGCTCATTGTAACTCATGTAGAGAATATGAGAAACCCATTCTACTGTATGCTCTGCAAATGAGCGGTGAAGAATCTATGGATGAATACACAACCATTAAAGACATTAGAGTAGTATGTTGTATAGTATGTAATAGAGAGTTCACCACAGGAGTAAGAGCTGATACTCAGCTAACATGCTTGCAATGTGGTTGCAAATAGGCTCTAACTCCTATATCCCCCCAAAGTTTATACCCTCTCTAATAGCCTCCTATGACCTTTTAGAGCCATATGTAGATCATATGTATGGATAAGAATGTTATGAATTATAACCTAAATGTTATAGAGAGATTAATAAGATAGATATCGTATATTTGAGCGCTCCACATTACTCCACCGTAATCCACTTTGCTCCATACTGGAGCCCTTCTATCATATGGATCTGATATTGTCAACATATATAACGAAAATGTTATGTCATATGATCTCTATTTAGTTTATCTATAGGCTTCAGGGGCATTTATATACTCCTCGTAAAGGAGAAATTTTGCCCACATTCTAATAGATTCTTATTCTATTATCGTGTATAGTATATAGATCTTATTAGATAGTATATGGATTATATTAGATAATGACAAGGCTTCAGGGGTTTTTGATATCCCGCCGTAAAGAGCTCATCTTGCCCTTAGAAAAATATATACAAATAGGACATATGGTACAAACTGTACATATAGTACAACTTGGACATATGCCCTATGAGTAGATGATATTAGATTAGTTAATGTGTTGTATGCTTATTACCTTTATAGTCTTATGTTCTATGCTCTTATATGTAACTGTTACAGGACCACATAGATTATTGAATCTATCTATCTCTGCCTGCTTTGCTACCTTCTCCTGGTTCTTCCATTTCCTCCAGGAAGCTATCATATAGTTCTTGTCCCCGCCCTTTTTGCTATCCGTCCACTTCTTATCCTTATACTGCTTAGCTCCGACTGGTTTGGTCATCGCATTACCTGCACATTCTTAAATGGATCCCTGTATGGCTCGTGTAGCCAGTCATACTTCTCTCCACGACCTGGGGTGGGCTCAGGAAGGGAAGCGATAATATCCTTAGTAGATTTAGGAAGATTAACATGTTCCCACTCATATTTCTTGGACAGCATTTGAAGATGTTCATTTAGTTCATTTGCTAGAAATAGACCTTCGCTTGTGCTACCCTTTTCAAAATCCCTTTTATATCTCTTGCTACCAAACTTGATAATATGAGCAAGGATTTCCATAACTCTATCTATGGTGTAATAAGGTTGGTCTGTTAGCATGTGTGCTACCATGGCTGAATTAAACCAATGGTCTTCAACCGAGTTGGCTATTTCATCTGCTACTTTTTGTTCTTTGGTTTTCATATCCGCCTTTCCTATGTATTATACCAAAAGGATGTGGAACTGCCAAGACTTTCATCCAAGCAATTCCACAAGATTGTTTATTTAGTTAATCTCTTATCTGGTGTCTCTGCCTCAAACTTCATACCAGACTTGCTAGCTTCTGAGATTACATGTGAAGCCGCAGCTGAGAAGCGCCCACGCTTGCCAACTGTAATGCCTTGAGCTTTTAGATATTCACGCTTTGTTGCCATTGTATTCCTCCAGTAGTTTCTTCCATTATACCAAAATCCTGGGGATTTGTATATACCCCCGTAAAAGAGCTATTCGGCCCTTATATTTTTTACAGACTAAGCGGTGGTAGCCGCTTGGTCTGCAGTAACTTCTTCAGCCTCATCTAGCCAGCCGTCATCATCTAGCCTGATCATGTAATCATTGTCAATCATCCAGTCAAGGATTGCCTCGTCCAACTGATCGGTCCCGTACTCCAATGTGAAGTCGGCAGGCGGGTTAGCCCAGAGATCCTCAAATATCTTATCTAGAGTAACATCCTCCTTGATAGTATAATCATTAGCAAAGTTATCCTCCACATTCTGATTATATATATCGACAATTGAATCCCATACCCATAGCCATACTAATGGAGCATTAATATCCATAGATCTTAGATTAGTTATCATCTGATCTAATTGAAGTTTAGTCTGTGGACCATTCTCTTTAAAAGTCATATGCTTCTCGTTTCTCCCATTCGGCTAATGTTCGAACTGTAAAGTCTTTACCTAGATTATAACAGAACACGACCGCTTCGGTCAATGTCTTAAACTCTCCTATGAGAGAAGAATCAAATATCTTTTCTTGGTCATAGACTTCAAACATGTCTACACCTCCAGGAGAGCATGAGTATCCTACCTCCAGGATTTCGATTGTTGGATTAGTTATCGTATCTTGTCCAACACTAGTCATTTCTGTCATTTCTAACTATCCTTTCGTTTAGGGCGAAGGCTAAATTATACGTCAATACATAGCATTCTGTCAATGCGTCCATGCGGCCATTCCAATATTCCAGTTCTGCCTCAGTTTTGTCAAGGGGGTCTAGTTGTTGTTCAGCGTCATGCATTAGATTCTTTAAATGACCATGCATGATGTCTGTCCCTGATTCCCCCAGGTCTACAAGCTTTTGCAGGTGGGGTGAGAACTCATCATTAATCTCTCTCATTTGCTACCTCCAGTAAGTGTTTAACTATTTCTATTTCAGCCTTTTTAACATAGTGTGCTCCAGTTAGATCAGACTTAGATTTAATAATCTCTAGATCTTGTTCAAGACTAATTAGATGTATCTTCATATACTCAATTAGATTAGTCAAAGTATCCCTCCGCCCATAGGCCCTGCAGAAAACTGTTTGCCATTTCTAAATCAGTTCTGAGTTGTGTCTTATCCATTAAATCGGACGGGGTCCTAAGATAAAATAACTTACTATCATGTACAGCATTAATCATCTTATTAAGATCTTCTAATGTATAACCTAACATAGGTAGTACTCATCCTTTTCTGTATATCCATAGAACTCGTTATATTCTTTCTTTAACTCAGGGGAAGCATATGCCATGAATTCATATTCAGCATACTCAGCACCCTCATCTAGATTCTTATTAGACCATTGGTCAAATAGGTCTTCTGCTATTTCTTGTTGCATTGCACCTGTAATGTGCTCTGCTATTGTATCTACAAATAGTTCTGCCATTATATTCCTTTCGCTAGGTTCTAATTATATATCAGGCCACTGACATTGTATAGGCTATATCTGTGTGATTCACACCACATGAGCCCAGATTTGTCCATATACTGGGATTTCAGGGAAATAAATTTGACTCCCGTAAACAACATATGCTACCCTCACGGTTGGGCGCAAAGATAAACCCCCGCATATGTAATCACGGGGGATAAATCGAATGGCTGCTAGGACCTCAACGAAAGGAAAGCCTGCCTTACTTAGCACCTAGAGGAGATGCACCATTCGTTTCAATAGGCACACGGCCTATTAATAGTATATCATACTAGACGACTAGTAATTTCTCCAATGCATACTTCTCGCAGAAGGATGTTAGGTCCATTGTGAACAGCGCTTTGTTATTCATGCCACGGACTTTGTTTAAAGGATCTCGTCCATCCGCCCACTCATGAAGACTAAATGTCTGTTGGTCCCAATCAATGATAGCGATCTTATGTTCATTGTCGCCGATCTCATTTACGTATAGGCCCCATCCATTTTCCATGTTCCACTGATCAGCAATGATATTACTGATAGCGATACGTGTTGCATATGATGAATCATTCCAGCGTGGTCTCGCAGCAATGACAGCGTCTGCTAATTTACCTAGCATTTGATGTCCTGCCCAATGACCGTATAATACGATTGTTTGTCCGTTCGGTTGAACAAACCCAAAATTTGCTCTGTCTCCCATTGCTATACCGCCTTTTCTGTTAGTTTAAGTGCTTCTTCCACTTTATTCAATTCTATCACTTCGTATGAGTTTTTGTCAAGCATTTCTTTATGCCTGTTATAATGATGTCCACATAGGCTGAGCTCACCGTTAATTAGTTTAATTAAGTAGGCAGCCCTGGAGACGTGGCAACGATCACACATGTATGATGGTTCGATATCTAGATTGGTCACAGTTTGTTCCCCTCTATCATGTCTGACAGTCTGTCCAACATCCATGAATCAATATCGTTGATATCTATTTCTCGTAGCTTTTCAATAATTTCTTCACGAGCAAACTTATATCCGTCATTGAATCCATCTTTGTATTCTGACATTATCTCCTCATATATCCAGTAGGTTCGTAGTCTGACGTATAACTTTCTATTAAGTTATGTTTGTCACGAATCTTACTTACTTTCTCAATACTACCAGTTCCCACATTGAAAGTCAACGGTGACATTGCAGTTGGGTCTAGTCCGATTATTTGTGCATCCCAATAGGCCATCTCCATTGACAGCCTATCAGGTGCAGTAAGTTCAAAGTACATTAGTCCCAATCCACATCTGTGCTCTCGATTGTCCAGTCGCCTACTTCAACATCACTTCCGTATGCTGTTAAAGAAAGTTCATCTCCAAGTTTGTACTGAGCATCGAAATCATCCATCTCATCAAGTGGAACTTCAACTGTTACTTCAAAGGCAATCGTTCCAGTTACGGTAACTGTCTTTGTTAATTCAAATCCAAATAGTTCTGCGATTTGTTTAAGCGCTTCCTCCTTTGTATAATTAGGATTATAGAGTTCGATCAAGAGTTCTTCTAATTCCCTAACTGTACTTTTAAGGTTATCAAGGCTTTCACGATTAGTTCTGCCCTGTTGTAGGTCCCACTCTAAGTCTGTTACCTTAGAGATTCGATATGTTACATCTTCTCCTTGAATAACCTTGTATTGCACAAGGGCACTAGGATTGTATGTAGCAGGCACTGCAGGTGTTACTGTTGCTCCGTATGGTGTTTCCATATTAGTTTCCTTTCGTTTCGGTAGTGGTTAAGTATATCTTATGGGTCTGACATTCTGCCATAGCCTTTTCATCTTTCCAAGAGCCTTGGTTGCAAGATGAGCAGAATTCTCCACATTCATTGTCACAATAATCCATTGTGTCATAGGATTGGCAGGCATAGCACATATTGGTATATTCTAGGTTTTCTTTAACTTCGCCACGGACAATCTCATATTCGCCACCCCAACCTGTCTCTTCCTCAAATTCAAGGGTTAGTAGAGAGTTAGGAACTAGATTACTTAGTTTAGTTAATATAGTAACGGCAGGCGACCAAGCAGTATTATATTTATATACCAGCCAGTTATCATCACCCTTTGATTCATGTTCAAGTAACTCAGTATCAGGATACTGTTCACCGTCACCTACACCAACATCCCATTTGGTTCCCCAGTTAGATGTATTCCATGAATACCAATCTTTTTGAGTTTTAGCATGTGCAACTTCTTTAGCATACCAATCAGGTGCACTCGTGTCTGTTCCTAGTCGTGTAGGTTGCTGAATGTATTCTTCCATTGTGATACCGTCTTCTAATGGAGAATGTATATTCCAGAATGCAAACACAGGATTAGAATATGTGGATTCAGTTACTTCCATTTTATTAGTTTCCATACTCCAACTATCATGTAATACTTTATATGGCTGATTCAATTTATCTTTAATTGAATCTATCTCTGACTTTGGACCCTGTATGGTCAAAGTGTTATTTACCCAGTTAGGCATTGTATTCCTTTCGTTGAATGTCGTAATTGTAGCAGAGGCTACTGACATCCGCAATAGGTTTCGGGGGATTTTATATCATACCCGTAAGGCGCTAAAAGCGCCTTTACGTCTGGGCGCCAGCTTTAATAAATATGGGGCCCTTTCGGGCCCCAGTGACTTATGCTAAGGATTTAACTGCTTTGAGAATTTTATTTTTCTCAGCAGTTACAATTGGGTCAAACCCACTTGCTGCAATCATTAGTCCGTCAGAGTTGTTGCGGGTTGAGCGGTAATAATCTATACGCTCAGTTAGTGCATTGAATGCACCCCAACCAGTTCCCTTAATTGTAGAATTAGTTGGTGAGTTGTGATACAGGTTATCAAGGGTGATAACTTTGTTTTCCCATCTAGTCATTGAAGCCTTGTTAGTATCTTCAGGCTTTGGATATAGGGAACGGATAAGATCAGAGAATTGCTTATCGGTAACTGATTGAGTAAATAACTCTTGTGCTTGCTTTTGGAATTCATCTGCATATGCAAATGTTAATCCTAATGCTTGACGGGCTTGCACAATTCTGCCTTCAGCAGTTTGTGTGTGGCGAATCTTGAAAGATTGCTTAGCGCCCTTCATTGCAAGGTTAAGAGTATTTTGGCAAACCACACGAACAGGTGTGATTGCTGCTTGAACGGCAACTGAACCGTCATGTGATGTCCAGACAATTAAATACAACTTAGTTTTATCGTTAACCCCTTGTGGGTCTAATACGATTTCACGTGGAATATCTAATGAACCGAATACAACTTTGCCCTTTTTAATTGAGCCAGCAGATTCCCATTTTGCGGAGCCGTTATCAAGCACGTTGTCAGCGAATTGAAATAACTCTTCATTCTGAACGGTCTTGTATCGCTTGCCAACTACTGATAAAACATCAGTGCCTTGATCAAATGGATTATCACGAATCACATAGAAATTATCTGATGTATTTCTCCATGTGTTAGGGATATGATCTGCAACGTCAGACAAGCGAACATTCCAGTTATTTAACTTTGCTTCTTCAAGCATTGTTGATGTAGATACATTTTCATCTTGTGCGAAAATGCGATTTGCTAGATTGTGCCAAGCAGGTGCGCCGCGTAACGCAAATGCTACTTGACCATCTTGCACTTCTAGGTTATGAGCCATTTTTATCCTTTCGTTTGGTTGTTATGCTTATTATAACAGTTGACACTGACATTGTCTATCTTATTTATCTGTAGGTTTCGGGGGTTTTCCACAGGTAGCCGTAAGGCTGTGGATAAGTCCCTAGATTTGGGGGCGGACAAAACGGACAAAAGGGAAATAGGAGAGCAAGTATCAGCCAAGCTCTCCTAAGATTTATCTTTTAGGGACAAACTCCATTGGTAAATATAAAGCAGTAATTTTCTTTTGTTCTTTGTTATCATAAACATATGCTTTTATATTACCGTCAAAACGGCGGACATTAGAGAAAACCATTTCGGTTAGATATTCTTTATCAACGCCTTGTTCGGAGTGAATAGTTAAATCATTTGACTTTACTTCATCATATATTTCTACACGATAACGCATTTTGTTCCTTTGTTAGTAGGGATAGAAATTATAACATAGGGGGCTAGATTTTGTCTAGCCCCCATTATTATTACAAGTATCTTGCGATAGCGTTGTAAGTAGAAGTATTAACTACTTCCTCATCGGTCATTTTAAGAATACGGATAGCGTTATCCATTTCATCTGCCATCTCATTGTAAGTATGGCGGTGGATTTCCTCATAGTCCTTCTCAGGCTCTTGTGGAAAGTCTTTGCCATCTGTTGTAATATCAAAATCAACATTTAGCGTTTTGTTGTAAGAACGATAGTTGGTGCGTAAGTTTTCAGACTTTGAGAAATTAGCAATAGCCCACTTGCCAAGTTCTTTTTGCCAAGCCTCTTTCTTTTTTTGATACTTACCTTCGTTTTCGTCTTGCTTTGCGTAGTCAGCCTTTAATTTGGCTAACCTTGTTTCTAGGGCTTTGATAACCTTAGCAGTAGGTATTTTTACCTGTATTGCTTTACCGCCTCTTGCCATTTGTGTTTCCTTTCGTTAGGTGGGTTTATTATATCGGACACCACCGACAAGCGGTATCCGACCTGTGATTAGTTAGTTAGACTTGTCCAACGCTCTTTGCCATTTACATCAAGCAAGATACGACTTACACCGCTTGGGTGGTTGTCTATTGCTTTGATAATACCTACAACATTACTGGTTGTAGTTGTGTAGGTCTGTCCGACCTCTAGTGTTGAGTTGGTCATTTGTTTCCTTTCGTTTCTTTGTTAGTAGTATTATAGCGGATACCACCGACATTTAGTATCCGCATCTCATTATTTGAGAAAGTTATTGTGTGATGCTAATCACACTCAGGTAGCCAAAACTCTAGGTGGTGTTGCTCTACAATAGCCCACGCTGGTGCGGTAAGGCTTCCCTTATAGGTAATCTGAAAATCATTTATCTTAGGCATATCTATCTCTCGATCAAAATCATTATCGTAGTATGCGTCAATGGCATCTATACAAGGCTTTACCATTTCAGATGGAACGGGTGGATAATGATTACCCTTTAGGTGATAGAGTAATTGTGTTTCTAAATCTAACACGCTATCTGCTAATCCAATTGCTGTTATGCTTCCCATTTATTTATCCTCTTCTAGTATAGTTTCTGATAGGTTGTCCATTTCGTCTATTGTAGCGCATAGCACCGACATTTCCTCTTTGCTTAGGCAGACCTTAGTCACAAGGTCGGCTACCTTGCTAGATAGGGCTGTGGAATACATAAATAAATACTTAGCAAAAGTTTCATCTGATAGTTCATTTCTGCGTTCATGGAGTTCGCCTGCTAATCCCATAATTTCCTCATTAAATATACTTTCTTTAGTTGCGTCAAGTATTCCAAGGGCGGTGGATAACATTATTTCACAACCCTTAGTGTTGCGTAAGAATTGCCTGCGTTCAATTCATCTATGGTAGTCTTTAGGGCAGGCACAAGTAGCGACCTTAGTAAGCCATCTAATATAAGTATTCGTTCCTCATTAGGTAGGGCAAGTAATCGTTGTGCGGTTGGGTTGGTTTCATCTAACTCTGTAATAAATCTAAGAGAGTGTTCTATTGTTTTCATCTTTACCTTTCGTTGTTGGATAAGAGTATTTTACCATAGGACACCGACAATTTGTGCTTTATCTTCCCATTTCTAGGGTGTTTTAAGTCACACCCGTAACGACACGCCCGACCCCGCACATTGTGTGGGCGCAGCTGCGGCGTTTTATAGATCATCTTTACCGTCATTGTCAATATCAAATCTAACAAGCATCCCCGCAATTATAATAACTACGGGAGCCAATAATAATAAACATAACATAGCGCCAAATATTTCTCCAAATATAAACGCCATTTATTTTTTACTCGCAGAAAATCTTATATCTGCTTTACCATAAACACATAAGCCACATGATACACATGCACTGCCTGCGCTTGAGATAAGCGGAATACTTTTCATATTCTCAGGACATTTAGCGCCAGGCTTACCCGTTAATTCTTTCATAATACTTTCAGTAACGGCGAAAGTTTTTCCTAGATAAGCAAGGCGAATTCCCTCATTTACTTTTAGTTCATGGCCGATCTCTTTATTCTCATCATCCGTAGAATAATATAAAGATAAATTAGATATATTATTTAACATAAGCGCTGCAGACTTTACTCGTGTGTACACCCAAAATTGTATATCGGTATTATTTAAGATCACATATTGCCATGCTCGTGTATAGGTATCGTTAAAAAAATCTCCGTCCCAGTGGATACGGAATAACATAGGCGCATTCTTTTTTACACATTCGGCTTTAAATTCTGCAATCATATTTTCAATTAAGTCCACCATTGTGGGTTCATCCGCATTGCGTAACAATTCCCAATTATGCAACAGTACGGCCTTAACAGCCTTATAAAGTTTTTCTAATTTTCCTGCATAGCAAACGCTTTCACAAATACTAGTTGCGCCAGGGCATGAGTATGCTTTACCTGCAGGCAGGCCGAAAGTATTAGCAATCGCTGCTTGCTTGCCATTCTTAGTAACAAGGTTAGCCACCTTGCGATCATTAGATCGTTTTAATTTCATGGGAGTAATTATAACAGTTGGGGCCGACATTATAAATCCCCCATTTCTGCGTCGGCCATGCGTGACTGCATGCGGAACTCATCTCTTTCAAATAAATCAAAATATTTAGATCTTAGTTCGCCTTCCTCGGCCATTCCTTCGCTAGAATATCCACGGGCACAAATTGTGCAAATAGAATAGTTAGTACAGTAGCATGAGTTAATATCATTCATGAGTTGACCTTTCGTTGGTTGAATTGATAGTATAGCAGGGCCGACTGACATTTATTACAAAACACCCCAGCTTTCAGGGTGTTTTTAGTCACACACGTAACGACACGCCCGACCCCGCACCTATGGGGGCGCCGACACGCCCGACCGCGTTGTAAGCTGCGACACGCCCGAGATTATATTAGATCAGATTTTTTATATTTAATTTTGCGTGTATATTTTTTTTTATTACGAACAGGTTGCGCCGCATTACTACGGCGCAATTCTTGAATTCGTTTTACTTTATTTTGAAGTGAAGTTAGGAACACGATACCCACTCGCCTTATGAAATCTGCTTACATCAAATCGCTCATTATCTTTCGCAAACATTTCAGAAAAATCGTGAATAGTTTTAGAAAAAACAGCGGGGTGAGTTTTATCGCTAATATATTTTAATATTTCAGCGGTAGCAATATAATCTTTTCTAGTCATCATATTATTTGCCCCCAATAAATCCAGCACGATTAAAGTTTTTAGTATACATTTTACCATTAGGTAAAGATAAATTATAAGTTGCTAATTCTTTAGCAAACCCTACATCTATACATTTAAGTAAATAATCGGAGAAGGCTTGTAGTGGGTCAGAGTATTTTACGGCTAACTCCAAATTGCCGTCATAGTAAGTGTCTAGTTTATACATTAGTTTCCCTTTCGTTAGTTGAGCATTGGCATTTATTTAGAGTTATTGTATCGCCTACCACCGACAGAACGGCAAGCGTATCGCAATTATCGCAAAGATAAATATTCATTAGTAATTTATCTCCAATTCTTTCGGATTACATTCGCAACTTTCCACATCATAATTTGTGGCGTCGCCAAAGAATAACCAGCCCTTACCATTACACAAATCGCAATTCATGATTTCGGTGTATAGTTCTTTCATTTTACCCATTTAGGTTTTCCCTTTCGTTTGTTTGTTAATTGTAATTATAGCCTAAGCCACCGACAATTTAGGGAGGACACGCATTAAAGCGCACCCTCATTAAATAAGCCGATTTCTAATTCTAGCAAAGTTTCTGCGGGAATATCGGAGAGGTCAAGCCACCCCGCCCCCTCAGAATTCATAGTGAAAATTTCAACATATCCCATTTACTCACCAACCTTAACTGCGATTATGCGATAGTGGTCTTTATAAGAATGCGGTGTGCGAATTAAAACACGATACGCTTCCCGATTATTACCGAACCAATGGTCGGTTTTTTCTCCGTTGATTATTTCCCCATTAAGAGAATTAGAGCGGTATTCTTTACCTTGTAGTAAAGTTTCTATTGTGTATAAGTTAGCCATTTATTTGACTACCTTTCTTTAGCGATTAAAAACTTATTTAATCTGATACCAAGTATTATACCAAAACCCACCGACAATTTCATATTACTTTCCAGTAATTCCACATTTTGAGACGCTCAAGTCGTGTGATAGTAATCACATGGGGCTGTGGACGACACGCCACGACACGCCCGAAGTTATCCACAGGATCCAGGGTGTTTTTAATCACACACGTAACGACACGCCCGACGCCGCCACACATGTGGGCGCCTCCGCCTTTTGTCAAGGCGACACGCCGTTATCTTACTGTGATTTTACTTATAGTCTTTAAGTATTTTTTCTAACTGATCAATTTGCTCATCGGTTAAAAAATCTAAGTTATTAATTCCGTTTTTAAATTGGTTAGCTAAATTATCTGCGCCGTTTTCCATTATTCATTTTCCATTTCTGCTAAGTAATCTTCGTGCTCTACTAATCCTATTTGGTAAGCGATAGGGTCGCAATTAAAAAGTATTTCGGAGGCGGTAAAAGTAGCATACCCGATTTTTACATCGGGATAACTATCATCTAACATCTGGTCGAAACTTTCTTTTATTTCTATTTCCTTTTCTAATTCGGATTTCATTTATCTCTCCTAATTAGTTTAATAGAATAAATTAAAGCGATAGTTCCAAATAATAACCATGTCGGGATATCAATACCGACACCATTAGGATATAAGTTATCTATGTATAAAGAAACATAATCTAAGTCAATATAAAACTCCATTATTCGCTAGCCTCCCAATCTAAGGTTAATTCTTTCTCGATTATTTCATCAAGGCTTACGATATCGCTATCGCTAATCGCCTCGGCGTTAATTTTATCTAACGCCTCTAATTCATCTAGGTAGATATAAGCATCTGCCACATCTGCTTGGATAGTATCCCATTTAGTCATCATTAGATTAACCCTTCATTAGTAAGCACCATGCCTACTATCATTATTATAAACGATACCGCCGACACCGCTAGCAAGATTATCTCTAACATTAGTTGCTAATTTCATGGACAAGATACTCAAATTTTAATGGTGGCTTACCTTGATTAAGGTCATCTACTAGAGCGATTATTTCGCTCATATTGCTAGCAGTTAATCTGCCCTTCATTAGAGAGCCTTGCCAAATTGTGTAAGTTAATTTCATTAGTTGCTCTCCTCATCTATACCGAACATCTCAGCAAACATTTTGTTTGCTTGCTGTAAGGCTTCTAGTGCCTCGTTTACTTTATCCATTTTCTTTCCTTCTTTCGTTAGGTTTTTCATTAAGGTAAATCTATCATAGTGTGCCGACATTATCAAGCCGACACGCTAGGGGTAGAGTGTGAGTTATCTCACATCTCCGCTACATTAGCCTCATGGTAGGCAAGGGCTATGCCCTCACCAAACTCTGATACTAGGTCATCATAGACCTCATCTAGATAGTTAATATAATCAGACATTACATCACCCAACTTTCTTGAGTGTAAGATAACCACTCACCAAGTGTCATAAGACCCTTGTATTCATTACATTTACCGCAGAAATTATCTGAGGAGTAATCTGAGCAAAATACGCAGACAATTAAATTAGCCTCATCGGCTTGGACATTAGAGAGAGTAATCTCTCTGATTAGTGTAGTCATTTTAAGACCACCTTTCGTTATTAAGGTTAAGCATTTCTTAACTTCTTATAATATAATCCTAGCAGGGGGGACTGACATTATGCCTATCACAATTCGGACATGTCGGACAAATTGAAAAAAACTTTGTAAAAACATTATGAGTTACATCACATATGGTCGCACTAATCGGGCATATCGGACATTTTAATATGGTGCATCGTACATTTTAAAATCCTATTAACATTTTCCATAATCCTAAATATTAGTCAACTGAGATATATAATGCTATAATAAAAAAATGTCAGCTAATAGAATTGTTATATGTGAGATATGTGGGCGGGAGATCGAAGTAAGATCTGACTTTGCTCATTTGACCCTAGCTAGGCATTTAAAAGAACATAAGTAATACCTATTGACCTAGGAAAATATCATATGCTATAATTTTCATCTTGGACAGTTTTCGGAGATGATATCAAGGGTTTAAACTCCAAGTTCTCTCAATGACGGAAAAGTTATTGCTAGTTGCTTCAACCGATGAATTGCAGTCTTATACACTGGACGGTTTCGGGGATCTTAAATTATATTTAAGGGTATAGGGTTTGTATTCTCCAAATCTGGAAAATGACCCTAGAAATTAAAACAAGAGATATAAAACACAAAGCTGAAATTTAAAATTTTATTAACATTTACCTATATCTAATTATTCTAGTCAACTAAGATATATATACCTATAATAGGTTCAACTATATAATTAGGGTATGAAATCAGAAAAGTCTTCTGCTGCTAAACAGAAGGCTTCTTTGACTCGATATATTCAAAAGATAAAAACTGATAATCCATGTCTTGATTGCAAGATCTCCTATCCATACTACGTAATGGACTTTGATCATGTCAGGGGGCGGAAGCATAAGAACGTAATGGAACTTATCCCTACATTATCTAAGAAGCTCATAGATGAAGAGATAGCCAAGTGTGAGATCGTTTGCTCAAATTGTCATAGGATAAGAACACATGATCGTAAGTCTGCTAAATCTGATAGATCTAAGTAATTATTCTAGTTGACTAGGATAAATATAGATGATATACTCATAACATGGAAATAATCATAGTAATATTAGCAATGTCGACATTTATAGGATATACAGCATTCTCAGATGATGGGTTTAAATTTATTGTTTATGATGCAGATAGAGATGGAACTGTTCAAGAGGGAACTAAATATGAAAGAAAGTTCTTTTACTGGAATAGAGATCCTTTGAAGAAATATAGGAAGCGTATCAAATGAAGAAAATCATAGCTCTAATAACTATCATTGCGACAGCAATAGCTTTTGGATCATTTGTAGTTAATACTATCAAAAAAGCGGGATTAGAAGATCTCTTTGATCTTGACCTAAGTGAAGATATAGATGATGAGGATTTTTAAACTTCTATCTTGGTCAATACTCATGATATTGGCTTGTTTGGCATTAACTCTAATATCTCTTATATCCGCCCCTATTGAATAAATATCTATAATCCTATACTCTGGGTAGGTACTACCCGATTTCTCCCCGCATATACCCCTCATAGCCCTTCTTAAGGGCATAGATGTCTTCTCGCCGAAGCACTTTTCGGGACTCACTTTTAATTTTCGCACTATGGATGAATTGTTTCACGTGAAACATTATCTTATTAAAACACAAAACCCAATCAGAGGCGGATCCGATTGGGTAGTGTTCACATCCTAAGATGCAATATACGGGGAACATTTTGGGATGCTACGACCCGTATGTAATTATTATAAAATGATTATAACTCTAAGTCAAGAGTATTTTAGGTATTTTCTTCTTCCTCAGGCTGAGGGCTATATGATGGAACGGGACCAAGTAGGTACCCTTGATTATGATACTCAACCATCTTAGAGGTATCTTCTGGACCAACTAGTTTATTTGAGATTAAAGTCAATAGGTCATATATTCGATGAAGCATTATATAGTTAACCATTGGTAGGTTATCTTCTATATTTTGTGATGGTTCTTTTTCTTCAGTCATCTTTTCTTCCTATGTCCTGCCAGAATATTTCTCTACCCATAGCGTCTAGCTCAATCATAGGCTCTGACTCAAAAGATGGCTCAGGAACTACATCTGGAACTGTTGTCATTTATCTTCCTTCTTTAGTTGAGATTAATCCTGTAGCAGTTCTACTTGAGCAATCATATCATTTATTGCTTTTAATCCTAGGAAGTTCCTGTATTCACAAGATAGGCAGTATAAGAATACGTTATCTTCAAAATCTAGGTTACACATAAGAAGACCTTGATCTAATGGACAATCCATTTTAGAAACAAGGCCCTCTTGTGATAGAGTCAAGTATTTAGATACGTAGTGTATCTGGTTCAACTGTGGGACTCCTTAATTTGATGGAAACTCTGGAATGAGACTCCTGGCCTTACCTGTTGAGGCAGACCATGATGACCAATCTTTTCCGCCTTTGGTCATAAAGTACGTTATCTCTGCGTTTGTTACTGGATCAAATAATTCCTTATTTGAAACTAATTCAAATTTTTCTTTACGATCTGTGCCAAGTTCCCCTAGCATGTTGATCTGAAAAATTCCGTAAGATTTATCTCCAGTCTTGTGGTTGTCGTTTAAAGCCATTGGTCTCCCATTAGACTCTACACGAGCAACAGCCCAAGCTGTTTTTAAAGCAGTTCCTTCAAATCCTACAGCCCATAATAAATCTTTTAAATCCGAGGCTGTAAGCATTTCTGAATGCTTATAGGTTTCATTGCTGAGCCTATCTAGTATTTCTTTTTTTTGTTGTTTTTCTGTTTTTATTAGCTTTACTGGTAATGTTGTTAAAGCTTGACTTGATATTGGACCTGGC